ATAAAAAAATCTTCAGGTAAGAGAGTTCCATTAGTCTCTGTGTTTTTTGCCATATCTCAATTCTCCTTTTAACTTTATGCCAGTAAACTTTATCTTTACAGGATGTTCATTCTTACCTTTTTCTTTTAACCAATCTTCTGGTACAATTCTATCATAGTATCTGAATCCATACTTAATACACCATTGTGCATAAGTGGACTTTGCACCTTTACTTAATCTAGCACGACTATTTGTGAATACAAATCTAATGTCAAGATTGGGATGTTGTTTTTGTATAGCTAGGTGTTTTCTTCTATCAGCAGCTAAAAACCTTCCTTTGGTTTCAATTATAATTCCATTTTGTAAGATGAAGTCGGGTGTATAAGTTCGGTAAGCTAAATCTTCCCATTCTATTTTAATACTTTCATAAGAATACTCACACTTCTTTTTCTTTAAGTATAAAGATAACTTATACTCTAGACCACTTCTATATCCATATTTCTTTGCTTGTTTGCTTACTTGATAAATATGCAACTATTCACCTTTAAGCTTTATATATTGTACCATTTTAGGTTCTTTGGCTTGTGACATTTGTGCAGGTAATTCACGAAGAGTTTCCCAACATGTATTTCTAAATTCACAGAACGTACAATTTTTATTAAGAACCATATTACCTGTGGGTATCTTTCTAAAGAACTCAGGTTCGGGTGCAAAGCATCGTTTTAGTTCCTTCTTCTCCGCTGCTTTTATAGTTTCTTTTATATTATTTATTTCTTCATCCAAGTCCATATTAGAAGCAGAGACATATTTAAATTGACCATTAGCTTTGTTGACAACCCACCAGCCACCAATCTTCTTGCCTGAAGCTTTAACATACCCAGCTAGTTGTCCAATATAACCAAAACTATCACCACTCTTTAAACTTTCAAATGACTCAAACTTATACTTGTATGACCAATCAGATGCTGATTTAATATCATCTACAGCATCATGTAATACTATGTCATACGTTCCAGTAACAGTTGTATCATCATCTAACTTTAATTCTACCTCTGTATTATCTTGGTATTTCATGCCTGCTTCAGTTAATAAACCTTTGAATACAGCTTCAACTATGTCACCTAACATCATATTCATAACGAATGTTGTAGGTTTAGGTAAAGCTTTTTCCGGGTGGTTCTTTTGAAACCAAAGCTGACATGAAGGTCTACCAATATTAGAGATACGATATCTAAACTTATCTCTTTTATTACCACCAGCAAATTGACGTTTCAAAGCATCTTTTATTTCTTCGCCTATTCTCTCTATAGTGGATTCACTCATGTGAGTTTCACCTTGAGTGGCATCTTCAAGATACTGATGAATCGCCAATTCTGCTGGATGGTTCATTATGCTACCTCTTCAGCAGAGTCTATATCAATGAAGTCATCTACAGTGTCCATATCTTCTTGACTTATGTTGCTTCCATTATTAATGCTCCATTCATTAATTATATACTCATTATAATTCTGAATCCATGAAACAAAATCAGCAAACATTGTTTGGTCTGTGTCTGTAAGAGTCACTTTAGTTGCGACATCTAAACTTGGTCTTGGAAGATAGAACGAATTACCATTAGGTAACTTCCTCTCTTCTGTGTTTAGCACAATGTTGTGTTGCACTGGTAGTCTCTTCATTTGTGCTAACTTAGCAAAGGGAGCACCCATAATTTTGAAAGCATCACGGTTATCAATTTCCCAAATAAATGGAGACTCCTGCAACTCAGTGGACTCACCCTTATCATTGGTAGTATTCTCTAGAGTTATTAATCCAAATATAACACGCACTCTTTTAATTTGTTTTAATAAATCTTGTTGAGCCACTGGTAAAGATTTAAAATCCTTGACATATCCTGCAGGCTTACCACAGTTAAATGTACCTTGATTGTCTTTTAAATCTATATTCAAACTATCAGCCATAACAGTTTTGTGATATGTGCCCATAGGCTCACCTGCTTTGGCATTATTATTTTTAATGAACCTTTTATACATAAACCTTTGCATAAAGGGTCTGATAGTTGCTGATGAACCATAATAGGTTTCTACTTCAGGTTTGTCTAAGCGATATGTACCACCATTGACAACCTCAACCTTAACACTCTTACCGTTCATATCTGTCTCACCCATAATTTGAGAATGGTTTATTCTCAATCTAGGTAAGGTATTGCTCTTCTTAGTTTCAGAAGAACTTTCTCCTGCGATACCCATAGCTTTTGCCATTGCGGCATAGTTATTTGTATCAATAGTTACTAAATCACTCATGTGTGATACCTCTCTTTCTTTTAAGTTTCATAGTTATATCATGCGACATCTTTTGTGTCAAGCCAATTGTCACCTATTTTTGCCTCTAAAAGCAATGGAACATTTAAATCAATAGCAAAGTTTAACTCTACTAATTGTTTTAATTCATTATTTATTTCCTTAATAGTATTAATTACTCCATCAATCTCATTTGGATGAACATCAACTACAACTGAGTCATGTACACTGTTCACTATACAAGACTGAAAGGAATCAAGTTTTTTTTCCATATGCATAAGAACTAAAGGCACTATATCAGCAGTAGCGAATGATTGTACAGGATAATTTTTAATCTGCGTAAAATTTGTAACCTTACCGCTAGTCAATCTTTTTATGTTGGGAAAGGAAAACTGCCTACCTGATGGCGTTGTAAGCATACCTTTGTTCATAGCTTCTGAAGCCAATCGGGAATGCCATGCCTTAATTCCTTTGTACTTCTCTGTGAAGTGTTCGTAGTACTTAGCTTCTGCTTGTGTTCTGCCAAAGCCTGTAGCTCCATAGAGGGGTGCGAATGTGTGTGCTTTCGCATCTTGGCGAGAAGTCTGTTGACCCGCATCTGTAATAACTTTAGACGTATATGAGTGAACATCAAATCCAGTTTTAACTTCATCTATAGCAACTCCATCTTGTGATAAATAAGCAGCGACCCTAAACTCTAGCTGTGCAAAGTCAGCTTCAAGTATCTTGCCACCTTCCCAACGTGATACAAACACTTTCTTGACAGGGAATGTGCCACCTCTAGGCATGTTCTGCATGTTAGGGTCTGCTCCACTAAACCTACCTGTTGAAGTTCTATGTTGAAGTAATCTAACATGAAGCCTTCCATCAGGTTTCATATATGTGTTTATCCCTTGTACAAAAGAAGATAGGTATGTATCCAATGCAGATAGTCTTTGTAAGTCATGCAAAAAACTGTATGCAGAAATAGAATTTGTTCTCTTGGTGACATGCTGTAAAACTTCTAGCATCTTTTTGTTTACACTAAATCCATTTGCACTTACCCACTTTACTGTAGGTGCGTTAAACTTAAGACCAGCTATTTGTTGAGTAGGATTAAAAATGTAGCCAAGGCTATTGCAAGTAGTGCACTTGGGTAATTTAGCATAAAGAGTTCCATCCTTTTTTACCTTTCTTATTGTACCTGTTCCATTACAATTGATGCACTTAATAGCTTTAGTTTTATAAACTACCTCAGTATGTTCTTCTATATTAGATTTGAACTCCTCTTTACTCATGTAAGGAACAAAGTGATTCATCCAAGTTGTTTTATCTTTAGGTTTTCTGCTATATATAATCCAAGACATTTGTTCTGGACTATTTAGATTTATCGGAGTGTCACCCATAAGGTCATGCACTTGCCTATTCAATCTCTCTTCTATATCAGCTTTCTCTTTCTCAAACTCTTCTCTTACTTCATTCAACTTAGATGTATCAATAGTAAATCCTACTTGATAGATTCTAGCTAAAGTAAGGGCAACACGATTGGTTAATATAACTGTATTCATTAATCCTGAATACTCAACTGTGTTAAGCTTTTTGTATATAACATCGGATAGTTCTTGTGTAGCTTTTAAATCAGCAGATAAATAATCAGATAACTCTTGCTTAGGTATCTCATCAATAGGAACTTTGTTTTTAAAGTATTCCTTCATAGTATCTTGCTTTTTAGTATCCAAGTCATATCTATTAGCACATGCTTCAAGAGACAATGGTTCTTTGATTCCTCTTTGTAGAACATACTCACCTAACATTGTATCAAACACAGAGCCATCATACTTTAAGCCACACTCCCATAACCATAGTAAATCATGTACTATGTTATGACCTATGAGTATTGTTGCTTCATCTAATAACTCTTGAACACCTGTGAAGTCATCTCTAAATAAATATTCTTCACCTTTATCTGTCAGACAACCCACCATGACAAGTTTATTGTTAGTCTCAAAAGGGTCAAGGTGCAACTTGCCATCTCTATGAGTAACAGTATTTTCTACGTCAAGTGTTAGCTTCATGCTGTATACCTAGCTGTTTTATAATCAAGATTACAAGTAATACTTCCATGCCATCCTGTCAACTTATTTTTAACAACATTTAAATGTCTCTCAGGACCTTCTTCATCTTGACCTTCTATTGGTGGGTTCTTAGCAATCAGTACCATGAGGTCAGCTTCTGCTGCTTTACCTGTACGTGAACCTTCCATCATTGACTGATTAAGTATAACTTTACCTTCAGCATCAGC